TGAAGGAGATACTGCCGCTTTTGGTTCCGTCCCGGACCCAGCCGCCGATGTCCTCCTTGCGGGTCTGCTCATAGAGGCAATCCGCGATGGCGTCCATGAAGAGCGAGGACTTCCCGACGCCGTTCTGGCCGTTCACCATAGCCATGTGGACCGGCTCGAAGTCAAAGGACGCCTCCGTGTAGCTCCGGTAGTTCTTCACCTCGATCACCTTCGGCATGAAGGCGCCGGTGTGCTTGCTGTCCTCGCGCCCATCGTCGGCCTGCTTGATGATCGGAGCCGCCAGCTCCAGCAGCCGCGCTGCCTTCTCGCCGGTGATCTCGTTGGTGTCCAGCCAGCGGGCCAGGCACTCAGCCGGGCCGTCGTGCTCCGTGAGCTGGTCTTTGGCGTCCAGGGCCTCCACGTCCTCCGGGAATATCTCAGCCACATGGAAGGCACCGGCGGCGACAATCTGCTTCTGGAGCTCGGCACGGTTGAAGGCTTTCTCCTGTTCCGCCGTGCAGCTATACCGCACGCGGATGATACGGCCCTCCAGGTTGGCCGGCATACGGAAGGAGCCGGTGGAGATGAAGTCCGCGACCTGTTGGGAGTTCAAGCGGACCGTCAGGTGCTCCCGCTCCGGGGTTCGCTTGAAGGTGCTTACCACCCTGCCCTGGTCTATCTCGTGAATGTAGAAGCCGTGCTCCGTGCCCTCATCGTTGAAGGTGAGCTGGTTCGGGCTCCCGCAGTAATAGGCAGGCGTGTTGCAGGCGAGGCGCTGGGGCTTGTGGATATGTCCGAAACAGCCCAGGGTCACGCCCGCGGCGTCGATGGTGGCCGGAAGGACCACCACGTCCTGACCGGCCAGGAAGGTGCTGCCGTTGTCCGCCTCGCTCCCGCTGACCGTGTAGTGGGCCGTCAGGATGGAGGGGATACTCCGGTCAAGCTCCGTACTCAGGCCCAGAATGATGTCGTTGACAAGGGCGGTCGCGTTCCGGTTCTCGGTTTCCTTGTCCGCCCCAGGGCAGAAGAGGCGCAGCCGGGCTTTGTCGAAGCCGGGCACGGCCATGATCTGGACCGGGCCGCCGCCGGTGGAGATCGTTTCCACCTTTGGCTCGGTGTAGATGTGCAGGTTCTTGAGGTCTGCCGTCGCCTTGCGGATGACCTCGAAGGCGCGGGGGTTATCATGGTTCATCGTCCCGAACAGCAGCACCACCGCGCCGCTGCACTTGCAGATAGGCCGGATGAACTGCTCCAGGGCGTCGTTGACGTCATCCAGGGCGGTGTCCGCCCATACGCGGGACCTATTGAACAGGTCGCCCGCGATGATCGTCACGTCCGGCTCCGCGAGAAATGCCTCGTGATAGACGGCCTCCATACACCGCAGGGTGTCCAGGCGGCGCAGATTCTCGCCGTCCTTGGTGGGCCCGGCCAGATCGCCCAGGTGAATGTCGCCGGTGTGCAGTATCTTAATCATGGCCTTTCGCCTCCTCATCCTCTCGTTTCTGTGCCCTTGCACCGTCAAGATAGGCCGCCCAATAGCGGGCGTCATCAAGGTTGATGCCGCTCTCTTCCTCCAGCCGCTTTTCCGCGAACTCAATAACCGTCATCTCCGCGCTCCTTTCATCTTCTCCTGGCACTCAGGGCAGAGGACGCGGCCATAGGTCCGCTGGCTGTATCCGGCGATGTCCTCCGGCGTCCACTTCCTGCCGCTCCGGGCCTGCCCGCCGGTGATCTGCCGGTGGCAGTCGGAACAGTAGATACCCTGGGGAGGCTCCGGGGCCTCCGGGGGTTCCTCCCAGGCCGGCGGTCCGTTGTACTGAGGCTCACGGCTCCAGCTATCTTCCGGCTCTTCCGGGGCCTCCGGCCAGGGCATTTGCCCCGGTGCCTCATCGTCATAGGGCGGAATTACTTCGGCCTCCTGGGCGGTAGGCAGGGCCGCCGGTGCCGCGTGCCCAGGCATTTCAAACAGCATTCCCATGGACTGGAGGTAGCTGCTGGCGACCGCCTGCTTGATCTCCGGCGCGTCCAGGTTGGGGACCACACGCGCCACCACAAACGGCTTTTTGAGGTCTTCAAGGGAGTATGTACCGGCAAGACCCAGGGCGGCCCGGATGGCCCGCATGAAGGCTTTACTTTCCGCCATAGCGGTTCTGTGGGGTAGGAAGCGCCGGTACTGCTGCCCGTTGATACCGTCCTTCATGCCGGAGGCTTCCAGGGTGCAGTCGATTTCCTTCGTGGCCTTCATCATGCGGAAGCCCCCGGAGGGCTCCGGCACTCGAATGGTAACGGTTACGGCGACGTCGTGGACGTGCTCGCAGTTGCCGCACACCCTCGGCTTCCCGGTGGCCCGCGCCATTTCAATGCACCGCTGGCAGCCCTCAGTCCGTCCGGGCTGGGTGTCCACAATGCTGATGTTGGCAGCCGCGGCCAGCTTCATCCCGGCCACCTTCGTGATGGCGAATGCGCCGCTGGACCGCTCAAAATAGATGTCCTTGCTCGGCCCGTGGTTGGAGCTGTCCTGCCTGGTGTCGAGCTGAACCTCGGAAACGGTGATCCGCTGGAGGTTGGACGCCACCTGCATAGTGGTGACAGGCACCAGCACGTTATACCTGTCGGTGGGGTACTTATTGAGCTGGACAATGGTCTGACTTAAATCCATGATGATCTCCTTTCGACTTGACACAGCCGGGTGGAGAGTGCTATAATACTAACAGTAGGTTAGCTATTTTCGCACTTGGCCGCTTCCCGTTGCACCGGGGGCGGCCTTTCCCTTTCCCAGGCCAATCAACATAATGTCCGTGATACTCTCTTCCAGCTTCCGTAGGAACACGAGCACGTCCTCGAAGTCCTGGCGCTCATCCTGGGAGATCACGCCGTCGAAGGCGATCTCTTCCAGGCGGTCCGCTACGGCCTGCCCATCCCCCAGTAGGCGGCTCACCCGCAGGGTGGCATGAGGGAGAGGACGGTCCGTGGCCGTCCTCCCGGTGGCCTTGCCTACCGGGCAGGTGGCGCAGTAGCGTGGGAGAATGTCGGGGCTTTTGTAGCACTCCGCGTAGACCATGACGTCTTCCGGCTCCATTTCGACGTCCCCGCGCTCATGCCGGCCTATCGTTTCTGGGGAGAACGGAACCGCCGTTGACGCCGTTTCCCTATTTGCATATCCGGCCCTGATACGTGCCTCCCTCAGATATGAGGGAGGTATCTTTTTTATCGTTGCAGACATTCAGGTCATCTCCTTTCTGGGGTATAATTTAATCAGCAGATAGGAGCGATCTGCTCAATCCGGCGGGCCGCGCGGAACGCATTGTCGGTAAGCTGCCGCTGCCACGCCCCTTGAGAAGGGGCCCACCGGAAGCCCTCGCTCTTGAGCTCCGCCCGGAGATCGGCGTCCGGCTTGCCGTCGAAGATGATCTGGAGCCGGTTCTCATCGGTGTTCACGACCACCTGCCCCCCGTCAAACTCCCAGCCCTCCGGGGCCGGTTCCGTCTGGCGCTCGGCCAGGGCGGCAGCGCGACCGCCTTCCGATAGGAGGCGGTCGCGCTGCCCTCCTTGTAGTCGGAAAAACTGTTCATGTTCTTCGCCCGGCGGGCGGCGTCTTTGTTGATGGGATAGTAGGTCATGTTATTTTCTCCTTTCAGTTGCTCAGACGGTTGCACCCGCCATCTTTCGAGGTTCCACTCTTTTCCCGATGAAGCAGTTGCCGCAGTAGTACCACAGGCCGTCGCGCTGGGAGAAGGTGGTATAGGTGGGCCTCCAATGCCCGGTGTCCGGGTCGTACTGGTGGCTGACCGGCTCCCCGCACTGGACCAGCGTCGCGGAGTTCGTGGCCGGAGGCAGGACGTTGAGGAAGTTCTCGACGATCTCATCCGTCACGAGGTCCCCAGGGCGGGCGGCCTTCTCGAAGTCACCGGCGCGGCGCCAGTCGTCCATCGTTATGATCTTGCGCTCCGCTGCTCCAGCCTCTTCCCTCCGGCAGTCGCAGACTTCGCACGGGTCAAGGGCTGCTCCGCAGTAGTCGCAGAAGTAGTTGTGCATTTCGTTCTCTCCTTTCCCTGGGTCGTCCAGGTCTTGAGCTCCCAGCCGCAGAACACCAGAATGAAGGCGTAGGCCGGGATACAGAAAGCTCCGGCGTTCTCAATCTGGAGCTGTATCATGTCGATCATCAGCAGGACCAGGCGGGCGGTCACCATGGCGGCCAGGGCCAGCAGCGCCATTCGGTAGTAGCTCCGAACATAGGCGCGAGTTCTCTTTCGCTTTCTCTCCATGATGTCCTCCTATGCCCGCTTGCGGGCGGCAGTTTCCGGCTCTTCCAGGCCGTACCGCTCGTTGAAGTATCGCTTGATGACGCGCCCTTCGCAGGTGCATTTCCCCTTGGCTTCCAGCTCCCGGTTGAGCGAGGCGATCACCTTGTAGCTCTTCGATCTGGAGTAGCCCAGCAGGCGCATGATGTCCTCCACGAAGTAGAACATATCGCGGGAGGTCTTCAAGGTCGCCGCCATAGGTCACGCCTCCTTCCGGGAAAAGTTCTCCATGAACTCGCGGACCACGGGAATGAGCTGGTGCCCAGCGCAGCGCCCGGTGGTCGTTTCGACCAGGGTCGTGTACTTCACACCGGACCGCTCGGCCAGTTCCTTGACCGTCATGCCGTTTTGAGCGGTGAACACGCGGACCTCAATGCCGAAATCCGTCTTAGGCTTGCGAATTGCCATAGTCGTTTCCTCCTTCTTGATTTCCTTGTTTTTGAGGCATTTTCGTGTTATACTGGAATTGGTTCCAGGTGACGCGGTGCGGGACGAAGGTAAATTCGGCCTGTACCGGGTCGCAGGGCTCGCCGGTGCGGAAGGTCCCGTTGTCGATGAGGACGTGGGTTCCGACGATCCCGTAGTCGTCGGTCTTGCTCACGTCGATGCGGATGGTGGGGTACTGCTTGAAGTTGATCGCCTTGGCGATCTCGGTTCTGGTTTCGAGGAATTTCATGGTTAGCTCCTTTCGCATTTGGCCGCCGTTGCACCGGCGGGTCACTTCCGATTGTGGATTTCTTCGAGCTCGTCGAGGGTCGCCATATCGCCTCCAGGGCGTCGATCATGTTCTGCAATCCGTCGGCCAGCTTCTTTGCCTCAGGATGGGCCCCGGCCCCTTCCAGGGCCTTGTCCTGCATTTGGCGGTATTCGTTGATCTTGGATTGCACGCCCTCACGGGCGTACATCAGGATTTTCAAGTAGGTCATCCGATCTCACCCCCTCCAGCCGTGGCAGCGTTGATATACTCGAACATATCGAAGTAGTGCTCCCTGGTGAGCTCGTTCCGCATATCGTAGAGCTGTTCCCGGAGCAGTTTCCGGGCCACCTCTTTCGAGGTCATCATGCCGATCACGCAGTCCACATAGCTGTACGTGAATTTCTCGCCCTTCATCTCTTCCCGGACGTCAATCCACTGGACGCCCTTGTAGACCTTCCCGGTAAATCGGGTGATGATTTCGTCGATCTCCGCTTCCTGCTGCCGGATACTGTCATTGACCGCGCAGCGGACGAAGGTGTTTTCCATGCCGCTGTCCCGCATTGCCTCGCAAGCGCCGATAAGCTGCTGGTAGCAGTTGAAGGCGATCCGGCGGTCATCGCTCTGCTTCTCGAAGTCAGGCATGAACTCGGCATATTTCCGGGAGATCAGGTCGGCCTTCTGTTCGTAGTGGTTCATCATGGTAGGTAGCTCCTTTCGCACCTGGCCGGTTGCACCCGGCGATCTGGTTCCCCCTCCCGCTCTCACTTGTGCGGTAACTTCCGTTCATCCTATGCGTACTCGGCCGGTCTTCACGGCTCATCCAGGTCCTCCGAATTTACGGCTCCACGCTGTTTCCGCTTTCTACCCGGCGAATACTTGATCGGCTATTCCTTGGCCCCCCTGCCAGCTTCTTTTTGGGCGGGTCACTCCGGGCGGTGTTCAGTTGTCGGGGTTTCTTGAGAAGGTGGGCTGGAGGTTGCCGTTCGTACCGCCGTTACCGCCTGCCGATCATCCCCGGAGCTTGCTCCGCTTCCGACCCGGCTTCCACTGCCGCTTCCTGTTTTATCCTCCGGCCCGCCTGGGCCTTTCCTTTTAACTGTTTACCTTATTTCTTCGGCCTGATTATATTATACTCCTCGAACACACGGAAGTCAAGTATATCTTCAAATAATTCCAGTCGAAAACTGGAATTATTTTTGGAGGTTTTTCCATGGATTCAAGTGAACACGCCCGTTTAATAGCGAATAGAATAACCGAGCTTTCCTCTATTCGAGGAATTTCCATAAACCGTATGCTGTCGGTAGCAGGTCTAAACAAATCGGTCGTAGATCGAATGAAAACCGGGAATATGCCTTCTGCTGATAAGCTCGCAGCTATTGCACAAGTTCTGGACGTCCCCACCGAGTACCTTCTCGGAAGCGGCGTGTTTGAGAAATGGGACCTGCTGCTCCGGCAGAAGCCGGCGGTTCTAAGAGCCATAGTCGGGATGATGGAGGACTTGTCAAAGGCCCTGCCCTCCGGCACAGATGACCTATCCTTCGCAAAGCTCGTCAGCATTTTCAAAGTCGATCTGGAGGAAGGCAGCGATCCAGCGGGAACCGAGATACTGGTGATCTCACCCATCCCCACCTACGACACCCCGGAACCGGGCGGCTCTGAGGCTGCCCGTCTGGAGATAGAAAAAGCGCCCGCCCCGGAAATCTCCGAGAACGGGCGGGAAATGCTGGACCTATACGAGCGCCTTTCTGAGCGCGAGCAGCTTCTCTTGCTGGGGCGGCTCCAGGAGATGGTCGCCCCCATGCTCGGCGAAGGTAAAGGGGCTCCGCAATCCTCCGCCGGGAAGGCCGTGTGATCTTCGTAGACTTCCGGCGGCGGTGACGATTGTTGAAAACTCTGTGGAAATCCGAGGTTTTCCACGATCAGCCCCGAAAATAGGGTCCGTATATGGACCTTATCAAAGAAAATAGGGTCCGTATATGGACCTTATCAAAGAAAATAGGGTCCGTATATGGACCCTATTCCGAAAAATAGGGTCCGTATACGGACCCATAATAAAACAGTGGTCTTATAAACTTAATAAACAGTGGTGGTGATCTTCTCCTGTGCGCGCGCGTGCGCGTAAAGAGTGATAGTCAGGTTTTGGGGTGACTTCCTCGGATTTGGGGAGTTTTCTTCTCCCTGGCCTCTCAGAGCCCGTCAGAGCGCCGCAAGGCTGCACAGGGGAAAGTATATGCCCAGGACGCCTCTCGCGTGTCCTGGGCCATCCTGGCCCGCGTGTGGCATTAAATTCATCGACCATGGGGAGGCGATTTCTATTCCGGCCTATAAAGACGAATTGCGGAATACCTGGTATGCATCCTTCTACTACACGGACTGGCAGGGGAAGCGGCGGCTCAAGAAGAAGCGGGGCTTCCAGCGCAAGAAGGACGCCCTGGCCTTCGAGGATGAATTTCTCAAGGTCCGGGCCCGGAGCTGCGACATGACCTTCCGGTCCTTCCTGGAGATATATCTCAAGGACATGGAGCCGCGGCTCAAGCAGAGCACCATGCAGAACAAGCGGTATCTCTACGAACACCGCATACTGCCATTCTTCGGCGATCTCAAGCTGAACGAGATCACGTCGGCCCACGTGCGCCATTGGCAATCCGATCTGCTGGCGGAGAACGTGGCGCCGACCTACGCGAAGACGATCAACAACCAGCTTTCCGCGGTCTTCAACTACGCCTGCAAATACTACGGCCTGGGCACAAATCCCGTCAGAATGGCCGGCACGATAGGGAAGAAGAACGCCTCCGAGATGTCCTTCTGGACCGTTGATGAGTTCAACCAGTTCATCGGCCACGTGAAGAAGCTTCCGGCCAGGACGGGCCTGTCGGTCCTGTTCTGGACCGGCCTCCGCATAGGGGAGCTGCTGGCCCTGGCCCCGTCCGACATCGACCTGGAGGCCCACACCCTGACCGTCCGCAGGACCTTCCAGACGATAGACGGGAAGGAGATCATCACGGAGCCGAAAACGCCAAAAAGCCGCCGGGTGGTGCCGCTGCCGGAGAAGCTATGCGAGGACATCAAGGCGTACATGGCCGCCCTCTACGAGCCCCAGCCAGACGACCGGCTGTTCCCGTACACGAAGCACTACTTCCGGCAGCAGATGTTGAAGGGCTGCCAGGCGGCCGGCATGGAGCCGATCAGGCTCCACGATCTCCGGCACTCCCACGCCGCCCTGCTCATCCGACTTGATACTCCTATCCTGCTGGTGAGCGAGCGCCTGGGCCACGAGGACATCGAAACGACCCTCCGCATATACGGCCACCTGTACCCCTCCGCGAACGACGAAACGGTCAAAAAACTGGATGATCTCATGCGGTAATGCCAAAATAATGCCACGGGCAAAAAAAGAAGGCCCCTACCAGAACGAAAATGCTCTGGTAGGGGCCTTTTTCTCTCGTTTTCTCCGTTTTTCTTGACTTTTCAGAAGCCTTTCCAAAAACGGTCCATTATTCCCACTCGATTGATGTAGTGTGGCTTGCGTTATATCAGGGGCTTTTCCGGTCTTTTTGAGGGCGCTTCGTTTGCCCGTTTCCTCTCAGTCTACGTGCCTCCGAGGTCCCGTAATGCCAAAATAATTCCACGGCTTCGACCGGGGCCGCCCGTGATGAGCACGCTCTATCACGCCGCAATTATACCACAGACAGATAGCTCAGGGCAACCCAGGAATTGATCTCGGAGAGAAGGGCCTCCTGGGTGCCTTTGTGGGTGGCGATCTGTTTCACGGTATAGCGCCGGGCGGTGCCGGAGACATAGGACGGGACCTTTGCCCCTCTGGCCGCCGTCAGGCCGCCGTACACGGCGTTCGTAGCGACGGTGACGGTACTGCCTACCGTGACGGCCTTCGTGCCGCTGGAGGCCGCTCCGGTCTTCGTGGCGTAGTCCAGAGAAATCCAGCCAATGCCGGATTTGAGCTTGCCCCACTTCGAGGCGCCGGTTCCGCTGGCCTCGGCCACGATGGTATAGACACCGGGGGCGATGGTGCCCTTGGTGCCGTAGTTGGTGCCGGGGCCGCTGCGGATGTTGAGGTTGGTCGCCGTGATCTTCACCGTGTAGTTTACCGCAGTCTGAGCGCCGCCGCTGGTGCCGGTGCTGGGAGTGCTGGGAGAGGCAGAGCCCCCGGCCAGGCGCTTGTTGACCTCAGCGGCGATCTCATCATGCAGGTTATACAGGTAGTCACCGGGGCAGCTCTTGTTGGAGAACCAGCGATGGACGGTCATCACCATTTCCCCGGCCTTCGGCTGATAGGCGAGGGTCTTTGCCTTATCGCCAAACCAGAGGATCTTCGTTTTCCCGTTCCGGCGGCAGATGTCCGTCACCAGGTCCAGCAGCGTAGCATAGGCCGCGCTCGTGACCTTGTAGGGAGCGTAGGTATCAGAGGCAACCTCGATAGTGACAGCGCGGTTATCGTTGTCTGCGTTCGAGCTGCACCAGGAACGGTCCTTCTCTTCCACGTACATACCAACCTTGCCGTCCTTACCAATGCCGTAGTTGCTGCTGGCCTGCTTAGAGCTGGGGGCGAAGATACCGCCGAGGCTCTGGACCGTCACCTGGCCCACGACACAGTGGATGGTAATGCGGGTGATGTCGTACTTCCGGGGGCTGCTCTTATTCGGGCTGATCTGCGTATAGCTGACAAGGCTGCTGTTACTCATGGTCGGTTTCCACCTTGTCCTCGGTGATCTCGGTGGTCGTCTCGATAGTAACGCCTTCAATGGGGATGATACCCTGATTGAGCTCGTAGACGGCGGCCTCGATCAGGGCGTCAAGCTCATTCTCATCAACGGTGAAGCCGCGCTCTTTCAGCCAGGCGATGACGTACTGCTTTTTCTCTTCGCCGCGTCCGCTGCCCTTGAAAATCTGCTCAGCAGCAGAGACGGCGATCTTCACCCAGGCATTGATCTCCTTCTGCTGCTCTGCGGTGGTCTTGGACCGGATGAAGGGAACGAGAATACAGGTGATGACGACGCCGATCAGGGCGGCGACAGCTTCGATAATAGGGGTCAGATCGTACATGGTAAATCCTCCTTTGTGTTATCCGATGGTGGGCGGGTCGCTGTTGCCGGACCCGTCCCCGGTGGTGGTGTTTGTGGTGTTGCTGGTGTTGAATGGCCTGCCGTCGGCGTCTATGCCGTGGCGGTTCCGGCTGACCTTTTCGGTCGCCGAGGCGGCGGCGTAGGATACCAGGTAGCCGATACAGGCAGTAAAGATGGTGGTGGTGACGTCGCTGGCAGTCTGCTTGTCCTTGAAGGCCAGGACATAGGAAGCCACCGCCGCAGCGGTGGCTATCACAACGGCCCAGGCGGCCAGCTTCTTCTTGAACTCCCACGGGCGGCGCTCTGGCTCTCTGGCCCGCTTCCCTTTGTATCCCACGGCGGTTCCCCCTCAATCCATCAGGGCGCTTACGCCCTGCTTCGTGAGAAATTCCTTCTGCCGGTGCTTTACGGTGGTCGCATACTCCATGGCGCCTTTCATGTCGCCGTTGCAGTGTGCTTCCGGGATACGCTGGACGGCCTTTGCCGTGGCTTCCCCCAGGGCAATAGAGGCGCTGGTGCTCTCCACCAGAAGGACCATGAGGTCCTTTTGGGACTTCTCGTGCTGCTGGGCTTCCTTCTCCCGATCATCAATGCGGCGCTCCAGCTTCCACACGATAAAGCCCATGATCGCGCCGGGAATACCCATGGCCGCGACGAAGGCGATCAGGGCCTCGGTCAGGTTAATGGTAATCATGGGCAGCCCCCTTACTCAGCGTCGGCTACCTGGTAGTAATCGTCGATCAGCGCCGGAGGGGCCCAATTCGCCTGCTTATTGAAGGCTCGCAGGACCTCATACTCGGTCCCGCCGTAGGTGAAGTGATCGCCCACCTGGAAGGTGTGGCCTTCATCCAGATCATCCCAATCCGGGACGTCGCCGGGCTCCGGCTCAGGTTCCGGGCCAGGTTCCGGCTCCGGCTCTTCGTAGAGCTTGTACTCGGACGGGACAAGGTGCGGGTAATGGGGCTCATAGAGCGTGACGCCCGCCTCCTTGATGGGGGTGTAGAGCTGATCGTCGATGGGGTCCCGCCGGACCGCGCCGAACGGGACGTGCTCTCCCCAAATGAAGTCCAGGTAGACGCCGGGCTCCTGGGGCTCGCTGCGAAGGGGACGGAACAGAGTGCGCCCTCCCTCGGTGCCGGGGGCCCATCCGGCCTGTGCCTGGTGCTGCACCTGGCAGATGTAGAGCTCGCTGTCAGGGCCCACAATGGGCTCATCCTTGAAGACGGTCCCCATGCTGGCGCTCCAGACGCGGGTCCCGTCCGCGGCAGCAATCTGCTTGAGATCGTCGTCGGTGAAGTCACCGCTCACGACCTCACCGGCGCGAATGAGGTTCGCCTTGGCCCGGTTCACGTGGAGCTCAGGCAGGCCGGGCCCGCCCAGGGCCACCAGGGCCTCATGCGTTGCCAGGATGGCGGACCAGAGCTCGGAGGTGTCGTTACTCTTTTCCTGCTTCTGGTAGGCTCTGGCCTCTTCGAGATTTTTCAACGGTAATTCCTCCCCTTAGATGTAGCTGGCGGACAGAGAATAACAGGCGATGGCCTCATACCCTCCGGCCTTGGTGATGGTGACGCGGACGCCGACGGCCCAGCTCTCAGCGGTCTTTGTGGTATTGCTGAAAATGTGCTTGAGGCCGAGCTGGGCGGTTTCCCAGGTGGGCGCTGCGTCGTTGTAGTTGTTGCAGACCTGCACAGTCACGCCGTCCTCGTGGGCGTTGTAGCGCATGGACACGAGGATTTTTTCAGCCGCCGCGCTGGTGTCGTCGACCTTCCAGTCAAAGTCAATGATGGAGACGGACCGGGAGAAGGTGATCGTCCGGGTGACGCTGTTCCCGGCGCTGTCCGTGACCTTGATCGTCATGGTGTGCTGCCCGGTGAGGCCGGCGAACTGTGCTTCGGTGAGGGCGAAGGTGTAACTCTGGTTCCGCGTGGCCGGGTCGATGGTGCGGACCGCTACGCCGTCCAGGCTCTCCACGATCACCAGCGGATCCGCCTCGTCGCCGTCGTTGACCGTGTACTGGTAGGACGGCGGGCTCGTGATGGTGCCGAGGTTCTGATCGGTGCCGCTGACCGTCGGGTCCACGTTGTGGGTGACGGTCAGCGTCGGGCTGGTGGTGTATCCGCTGTATGCGTTCTTGCTGTCCTTTGCGCGGACGCGGTAGGCGACGGAGTTCATCGCCGTGGTGATCGTGTCGGTAAACTGCGTCGCGGCCCCGTCGTAGATTTTGGACCATGCGCCGCCGTTGTACTGCCGCTCCAGCTCATAGCTCACGGCGTCGGTGTCCGGGTCCACCGACGCCGCCCAGGACACGGTGAGGCCCTTCCCACTCCGCACATCTTCGGGCACGGTGATGGACGGGGGTGTGGTCGGTGCGTTGTTCCAGACAATCGTGTAGTATCCTTCACTGTCAGGAGTATCAGATACCAAGATGTCAGAGCTCAGATTCAAAGCCGGGCGCACGCCCCCGCGGCCGCCGTACGCGCTGAGGCTGTAGAGGCTCCCGTCCGAGTACACGCAGCGGACGCCGTCCGCGCTCGACGAATACGGGGAGCGGAGCCACCAGTACCAATACTGCGAAGCACTCAAGCTGCTGTTGGTGTACTCGCTGTTGCTCACGGCCTGGGCCGTAGGCATGGCGCGTCTGCTGTTGTTATCGCTGAACATGGCGAGCTTGCTGCCCTCGGAAATTCCGTTCTCAGAACCGAGGCCGACCTCTGCCATAGACAGCAGGAAAACCTTGTCCTGCACAGTTTCGGAACCGCTGCCGTCCACGCTGGGCTTTGCAACGGTCAGGGTGGTGGTGAGTAGGGCGGCCAGCATTTCAGGGCTAAAGCCCGTCAGGAAGCCCGCCTGGGCGTCGTACTCGTTGTAGTTGCTCCAGACATAGGCGTTGGAGGGGGCGCGGTCATAGCTGTGCTGCGCCTGATACCAGCCGGTGCCGCTCTTATTGAGCCACTGGCGGATATTTGCAAGGGAATAGCGGTTGTTACCGTAGTTCCGGCGGTCGTTGTTCCCGCCGCTCTCCGTGGCGTCGAAGCAGCAGATTTTGATGATCCGCTCGGTGACGAGGGTAACGGAGTTTGCAGGGTATCCCGCATGGCCTTTATCACCGATCACAAATCCGATGGGGACGCCGTAATATTTGGTGTTCGTATCTCTGACCTTTGCCAGGACAGGAAGGTTGCTGATCTTCTGCGGCATGGTTTGAGGTTACACTCCTTTCAAAGATCGAGGCGCAAACCGCGTCGTACTTGGTGATAAGGGACCGGCATTGACCGTGGGAAGCATGAGCTCTCCAGCTCTGGTAGCTCTCTTCGATCTGCTTCCGGGTCATGGCCCCGTTTTCATACATCACCGCGTATTTCCGCAGCTTGCGCCTCAGCGACGGTCCGAGGAAATATCTCGTTGGCCGCTATTATGTCGTGAAGGATTTGAATTGAGATGTTCTGCATACGCTGGCAGAGGGTGAACCGCACCTTCTTCGGAAACAACTTCGTGTTGTTCGTGAGCTGCAAGGTATGATTTACAAGGTCTTTCGCCTTACAAACGATGGTTAGTTCACCGTGCCGGTTCTGCAAACCGGACACCTCCTTTCGCGCATGGCCTCGATCTCTTCCGCCGGTACGCCGTCCACTTCCAGGACGCCGGGCCGCACGCGGATGACGACCTTCTGGCCTTTATATCCCAAACCGCAAAGCACAAGCCCCTCAATCCCTTCACAGGGACAAGGGGCTTGAAGTTCTGCGATCAGGTTCGGAATTAGGCAGCTCGCCTCTTCGGCGCTGCACAGGACGCCGCTCATGCGGTGATGGAACGGCTGGTCTGGCTCCAAATGCCGTCCCGGATGACAATGCCGGTCAGGTTGAGGAAGTCCGCCGTCCTGTTGATACCGCCGGGCATATCGCCGGACATCAGATCATTCAGCAGGTCGATGTCCGTCTGATGATCGTTCAGAATGTCTTGCAGGCCGATAATATCGGCGATCTCGTGGCTGTGGCCGATCAGGGCGTAGTCCTCAAGATCGACAATGCGGGCGAGCGCGTTCGGGTTGATGATCGCCTGGACGGACGTCGCGCTGGAGATAATACTCTGGATTTCAAACGTGACAAGGGAGTTTGTAGCCCCTCCAGACGCCCGAATCCAGGACGGGTGCTCGTGCAGGTCCAGATAGGTGTAGGCCACGTCGGCGCCGGTGTCCGGGTCCTCAACATAGAGGACCACGCCCTTACAGGGGAAGCCCACAGCAACGCCGATACTGGTCGCCTGGACCGTGACGGTCGCCTCGCCGGTTCCGGTGTTTTCAACCTTGGCGATCATTCCTTCTCCGGCCTCCTGGATGGGGCCGGTCAGCTCTTCGATCACGGTCCCTTCCGGGAGATCGCCGCTGTCAAGAAGAGCCTTTGTGTACTTAACGGGCCCGGCCTGGGCGAGGATACGGCCCAGGACCTCATAACCGCTATTGAGCGGCACGGCCCCGTCGTTGTCGGGTGTCGATTCGACCATGGGGTCGAGCTCAAAATCGTTTGGCATTTCTGTTACCTCCTGTTTGCTCCGGTGATGATGATGTCCTCAAAGACGGTGGTCGCCACATAGAACCGGGCCGCCCCGCGCTGCGTGGTCGCCTGCCGGATTTTGGCCGTGTGGTCTGTCTGCTCAAGGGCAGCGATACCGAGATAGCTGCGGCCGCGCCCGCTCTGGTAGGTTCTGAGGAAGACGCGGGTCCCCACCCCCGCCGCCGCGATACGCTTCATCAGCTCGGCAATGAGAGGGGCCGCCTCCAGGCGCTCGGCGTCCAGAATATCTTCATCCACGTAAATCCAGATTTTCGCCGGGAAGAGCTCTTGTACCTCGATCTCGGAGGCGTCCACGTTGAACAGCGAGGCCGCCGCCGTGATGATGGTGTTGATGTCTCCGCCTGAGAGCAGCGCAATCATCTTGACCTTGATAAGAAGGCGGTAGAAGGTGTCGTCCGCACCGCCACGGGCAACGCCGAAGTTGGCCCCGTAGCGGTCCAGGACGTCCCCGACCGCATTGTCGATGTCATCCCATAGCTTGAGCCGGTCGGCGTTCTCGTGGATGATCTCAAGGCCCCAGGCAAGGGTCCCGAAGAGGCGGCCGATGTTGGTTTCGAGGGGGAGGCTGTGGCGGTCGTTCCTCATGTCCTGCCGGGCATAGGCGCCGGTCAGGTACTCCAGCATTTGGGACAGGTGTCCGTAGCTCATGCGCCCACCGCCTTTGTGATGGTGATTTTGCTGTTGTCCGTGACGGCCTTCTCCCTGGTGTCAATGACGATGTTGCCCTCTCCGTAGTCGCTGCCGGTTTCGCTGATCGCAAGATCGAAGTCCACGACACCGGGAACAGAGAGGATGACGTCAGGAAGGGTCATGTACCGCACATCGCTCCCGATGGTGAGGCCGCCGCGCACGTCACCGCCGATGTAGTCGATCAGCGCGGACTTGATACGGTCGTCCCCGTCCGCCGGATAGTCCGTGTCAGTTTCCAGGTTGGACACCTGGATATAGACCGGGACCGTAGTCGGCCTGGAGAAGTTGATGTTGATACTCTGGCCGCTGGCGGCGATGACGGCAATCGTGGTGCTACCGAATGTCTGGATACCGGCGGCCTTGCGCCGGAAGATCGCCTGGGCGATGTCTGCGTCCAGACCGCCGTAGACCACCGCCTCAATGCTGTGGGGAGGGAGGCCGAGGTCGTCGGTTTCGTCGGTGTCGTTCTCATAGCAGATCGCGGAGTACACGCTCTCGACGTTCTGCATGATCTCACCGGCGATGGCGTCGGCATTGACGCCGCCCGCGTAGTCCACCGACTGGTAGTATCGGTCCCGGAACTCTTCGTCGGTTTCCCGCCCCCGGCCTCCGTCGATGGCCGCCGGGTTAGAGCAGCTGCTCACGCCGTCCATGGGGTTTGTGATCTCCTTGACCGTGCCTGCGGCCACGTTGTAGTCGCCGCCCGTTTCCACGGCCTGGACGGGCAGGGTAACGGTTCCATCGTCCCCTATGCGCCCATCCGTCAGGACCGCATACTGGAGGCCGGCCACGGTGCGGACCAGGAAGCCCGTCGGAATGGCCGTGCCTGCGGTGCCGGTAAAGACCACGTAGCCGCTCGCCTTCTGAGCTGGCAGCAGGCTCAGGCCGATTGCCTTCCCCAGGTTGTATAGGCTCGTGCCTACCGCCGTGTCGATAAACCGGCTGTTGTAGACGTCCTCCATGAGGCTGAACAGGATATTCAACATCCATGCGAAAATCCGAAGGAAGATCCCCAGGGGGGACCGGACCGTTAGGTTTGCCTTGCTACCGAACAGCTCCCGCGCTTTGTATTCGATGGCGTCCAGCAGCTCAACATAGGTGGGGCGATGGAAGCCACGCTCGGTTACACCCCACTCCTGATCGTTCATTCTGCGCTCACCTCCGTAGTGATGGTTCTGCCGCTCTGGAGGCGGCCAGTGACGGAGATTTCCAGGCCCCGGCCCTCAAGCTCGTACTCCACGCTGCTGACCTCGGCTACCTGCGGTTCCTGGAAGACGGCGGCCCGAATGACCTCCGGTACTTCGTCTTCCTCCAGGTCGCGGCGCTTGCGGCCCATAATGCGCTTGTACTCGGTCCCGTGGGTGGGGTCGAAGGGAAATTCCCCTTTGTAAACCTCCAGCGTCAGGCGGACGGCCTGCGCGGTGGTTTCGTCGCCGGATACCGTTTCCAGCACTCCGGCGTCATCCAGGATGATGTCCCTGCTGTCAGGGTCGATTTTCAGTGTCCAATTCTCATCCATGCTTACCCTCCGATCAGGACGTCCCCGCTACCAGCAGAGACGGCGCCGGTGCCGTTGTGGGCGGCCAGCGCGTCCCCTATGCGGGCAGCAGGTTTTCCGTTGATGTAGACGCTTCCGCTGCCCTGGGCGACGGCCCCTTGGCTGCTGCCGCAGCAGGCGTCATTTTCGGTTGTGGTGCTCCCGACGGTGGCCGCCGGTTGCCCGTTGATGAAGACATCTCCAGAGCAGCCGCCGGAGATGTTTCCGGTGATAGGAAGGGGGCCGTGCGGGGTGGCGTGGCCGGTATGCTCTCCGGCGGTCGTCCCCTGTATGGCGTCATTGAGCCTTGCAGCTCCAGGCATACAGACACCCCCCTCAGTTCAAGTTGACCGTGCCGCCGGAGGTCGTGAGGTCCCCGGTGATGGTGACATTTCCCTTGATGTCAATGCCGGTCTTGGTGACAGATAGGTAAACGCTGCCGTCTGGCGTCCCCAGGCAGAGGGTTCCCGACGGTAGCCCGGATATGGTGTTGCCCCCGGTCCTCACGCCTCCGAGGAAGATCGCGTCGTCGCCGCTGTGAAGCCGCTCCGTGTTTGGGTCAGCCTCCGCGCCGCCCGCGATCACCGCGTCGCTGTCCCGGTCCAGGTAGACCACCACGCCGATGTCCCCGGCCTGGTAGACCGGCCGGACGACAAAGCCGCCCCCGTAGATCATAGCCACGGGGACGGCCAGCACGGGAGGCTTCGTCTGGAAGGTGTCTTCATCCGGGTATCTGGTGATCGGCTGGACGTCTACGGTCATGGCGCTTTCGTCGAAGGCCAGGACCTTCACGATGTCTGCAACGCAGAGGCCGGCGGCCTCCGCCTGCTGCTTCGCGTCCTCGTAGGCCCGCTTTCGGTTTTGCCTTGGCATAGATCATTCCCTCCTTACGCCGGGCGCATTTCAAGCGTCGTCTTCCAGTTCCCTTTCGGGGTTCCGGTGTGCTTTCCCTTCGCAACGATGAACCGGCCATTGAGGGACTTGGATTGAATGGTGATCTGCTCAGCAGGCCCGATATGGTAGTTGAGCAGGCACTCGCGGGTGACGTAGTTGCCTTCCTCGCTCTTAGTGCTTGAGCTCTTCTGACTGTCGCTGCCGACGGCCACGACGCTTTCCTCGACCTCATCTCCAGAGAAGAGAAGGCCGCTCTGAGGGGTCAGAACAATGCCGTTTGCGAGGCCAGAGGCCGGGTCGTTGATGTAGACGCTGCCGGTCCTGATGAGGAACCGGCTCTTGCAGTCGTTGACGACAATCTTCTTGAGCTCATCCTTGACCTTCCCGCTGCACACAAGGCCCCGGTCATAGACCTTGTTGACGGCGAGGGTAAACTCGCCGATCTCAAGGCCGAAGATGTTCAGTAGGTCGGACACGATCTCCTTTGCGGTGCTGCCCTTTGCATAGGTCTTGGACACCTTCGAGCTGAGCCACTGGTCCATCGCGGCGGTCGCGGATATTTCGGTGATCCACTCCGTGTTCTGGTGCTTGTGGCTGCACGCGGATACCTGGCCGACGAAGATTGCCCCCACGTCGCCCTCATAGCCCGCGTTTAGGATGATGACGTCCCCGCGCTTGATACCCTTCCTCGTGGCCTCAGACAGGTTATAAGCCTTGAATTTGGCCGTCTGGAGGGTGTCGCTGTCCTCGAACGGGACTTCAAACTCGAAGTACAGATCATCCATCCCATACCGCTTGCCGCCGATCTGGAGGCTTGCCTCTCTCATCCAAAAGCTCATAGGCTCCCCTCCCGATCATACAGGTACAGTTTGACTTCCTCCCCGAAGTTCTCCCAGGTCACGGTGTCCACATCGTCGCCGGATAGGCAAAGAGGGATGATGACAGGAAGAGGGAACCGCTCATCCTCGATGGGGCCGAACAGGGGGCGTCCGTAGCGGATGGGGTCGCCGTAGGCCAGCACCTCGCCGGTGGCCGATACAGACAGGTCCACGGTGAAGAAGCCGCCCACGTCGTTGTAGCGGACTGTGAAGGAATAGGTCTTGTCGCTCAATCTGACGGAAAAGGTGTAGGGGATTTTGCTCACGTCGATGTCGATATACTCGACGGTCCTTCCAAGGTCAATAAGTTGCATATCCCGCTACCTCCTTCCCGTGTTGGTGGGCGTGGCCCTTGACGTCGGGCCCGCGCTGCTGTCGGGCTTGCTGTTGAAGCTGTCCACATAGGAAGCATAGGCGCTCGCCGAAATGCTGGTGGATACTGTGGTCTTGAGGCCGTCCGCCCGCGTCTTCGCGGTCTGCGAGGACGTCTTCTGAACGGCCTTGCTGGTGCTGGCAGGCAGGGACGCGGCCGCAGCCGTGTCCTGCTCTACCATGGTGGACGTACCGCTCCCCTCAGAGCTCCCCAGGGTGATTTGCTTTAGGGTGGCCGTGAAGGAGAAGCCGGTCTTGTGGGCGGCATCGTGTGTGCTCCTGAGCTGCTGAATGACAAGGTTCTCAATCCTGTTTCGCCCGGTGTAGGTGATGATGTCCCCGGATTTCCACATCTTCTGGAGGGCAGAGATCGTGTCCGCGCCGTTGATCGCCACGCCGCTGATCTGGAAGCTGAGCGGTTGGTGGAAAACATGGTCCTGGATATTGGAACCGCCCTCCACGGGGTTGTCCGTGATCGTGCTGCTCCGGGTGACGTCCTCAGAATTGACGACGCCGGTTGTGGTGGGCTCAAAACGGATGGTGCCGCATTTGCGCCCTTCGAGTGTATACATACTGCTGGCACCCCCTTACACGAAGCCCGCTTGCATAGAGCGGTCCGTATAGTCCTGCTCCTGGGCCTCTTGGTAAAGCTCGTTGAACAGGGCGCGAAGCTGCTCTTTGATGTTGGAGGCGGTGGAGGCGTCCCCTCCCGTGACCGTGATCTGCACGCTGGGGGAAAGAACGATGGACCGGCCGCCCTGGTTGTTGGTTACATTGTTGGTGTAGGACCGCATGAGGCGGTCTGTCTGATCTGCCGGTATGATGGCCGTGCCCTGGGGGAGGATGGCGAGCTCGCCGCCTTCCTCATTCATCCATGTGGGGCCGCCCTCGAAGTTGTCGGTGCCGCCTGCGTTGTGCGGAACATTGGCCCCCACCTGGATACTGGACGCCGCGCTCGCCTCACGGGCAGCAGCAGCGATCCGGTTGAACTGCGCAACGATGGAATCGGCTCCGCTCGCTGCGGCGCTCTTCATGGCAGCCCAGGCGCTTTCTGCGTCGGTCTGCATGGTGCCGTAGGCCGCCGTGGCCGAGGCGCCCATCGCCATGAAGTTTACGTCGGTGATCTCCGCCGCCTGGGTGGTGCTCTCTGTGACGGCCTCCGCCGTGGTGGTGGCCGCTCCGGTGACTTCCTCCTTGTACTGCGAAGTGTCCACAACAAGGGAGGTTTCCTTCCCCGCCGCTTCGTCCAGGCCGTTGATAGACCCGCTCAGGTCATTCACGGCCGCCTCACTCTCTTTGGCTCCGCCGAACAGGTTCGTAAAGAAGCCTACCACCTTGCCTACGCCGTCGGCCAGCCAGCCGACTACGGTCCCCAGGACGTCAGCGATGACGCCCAGGACGTCGCCTATCACGCTCAGCACAGGGCTCATCGCCTCCAGGATGGGGGAGATCAGGCCCAGCAGTTGCGCTATCGGCGGGAGAAGCGCCTCCGCGATTTTCTGAATGACAGGAACAAGGGGCTGAATGATCGACGTGCTCAGAGTGGAAAGAATATCCACAAGAGGCGGCATGACCGTCTCGGCGATCATACCCACGATATTTGCAACTGGCGGAAGGATGGTCTGTGCAAGCTGGCCGAATACCTCCAGGAGGGGTAGGCCTGCCTGGAAGACGGTCCCCAGGACGTCGGTCAGGACGGGCAGCAGGGTCATACCAAGCTCCGTGATGATCGGCATGGCCTGGGCGAGCCCGTTGCTCAGCATATCAACAAATTGCATGAGCATGGGCTCGATGGTGGGCCAGCTATCCAGGATGACGTTGAATAGGCTCTCGATTACCGGCGTGAACCGGCTCCCGGCGTCGGCCATGAACTCGCTCCAGATACCCTTGAGGTCCTTTGTGCTGTTCACCAGGCCGCCGGTGCTGTTGGCCGCCGACTGCTGGATTTTTTCGGTCTGCCCCAGCAGGGCGTTCATGCGGACCTGGGCCAGGGTAGCTTCGTCCATTTCGTCGATCTGGTCCCCCAGGCCCATAGACAGAGCGGTGTTTTTGAGGGCCACGTCGTCAATGTGGACGCCGTACTCTTCCAGGGCAGCGGTGTTGCCGCTGATGTAGTCCTGGACCACGGCCAGGGCCTCGGCGTCGTCCATAGCAAATGCGTTGCCGAAGTCATACGCGAGGGAGGTCGTGATCTTGGATAGGTCGGTCGCTGCCTCTCCAGTGATACCCAGCTCGCCGTACATGGCCTTGTTGGATACCATGAAGGACTTGACCTCATCGGTGCTCCGGTGAACGGCGTCGGCGTAGTTCTCCGCCCACTCTGCGGCGTCCGTGCCTGCAAAGTTGGCGTCAAACTTGCGCCCCGTGCTCTCAGCAGCACCGGCGGCCTCCAGGGCAGCAGCGCCCAGCTCCTTGAGCATATCAATACCGGCCTGAATGGCCTCGAAGCCGATAAAGGCAGCAAGGGCGCCCTTGATGGCGTCCTTGATCTGCGATCCTGCGCTGTCGCCCTCATCCCCCATGTCGTCGAGGTCTTTTCGGGCGTCGTCGGCGTCATCGCCCAGGCCGTTGAGCTTATCCGCTGCGGCCTCGATGGCCCCCAGGAATTTCCCCTTGATTGTGGAGATCGGATGAGTAAAGGCGGTGCCTATGCCCTTTATGCCGGTCTTGACCTTGCCGGTGAAGCCGGTGATCTTCTTTTCGGTGTATCCGATGGCTCCGTCGAAGCCAGCCTTGATGGTCTTTGTAACGCTGTTGCTCTCCTTCGCAGCAGCGCCCATGGATTTCCCGACGGCGGACCCGAAGCTCTCGGCCTCACGGCCCATATCCCGGAAGCTGAGCTGGACGTCATCGGCTCCGTCGCCGAGGTCGTCCAGGGCGTCGTCGGCGTCCCTGGCCCCGTCCACAATGGCGTCTGTCCCTGCACGGAAGCGGGCCCCCATGTCTTGGGCGGCGTCTTCTGCGTCCTCCGCCGTGCTAGTGATCCGCTCCAGGCGGTCTATCGCGTCATTGAGCTTTCCGATGGCGTCGTCAAGCCCAAAATCCATGCCAAAAGTGAGCTCCCGGCTGTCTGCCACTGGCCCCACCTCCTTTCTGCAAAAAGATAAGCCGCAGGGCTATCCACCCTGCGGCTTGCTCCACACTTCGTTGTAGAGTATGCGGGCCTGTATGACTTCCTGGTACTCTGCAAGGTCCATGGTCTTAAAATCATGGTAGGACAGGCCGCCCCCGGAGAATACCAGCACCCACATATTCCGGTTTCGTTTGGCCGCGCGGATGGCGCGGTCTACGTTGAGTTCACTCTCGAAGAAACTGCTCGATGGCCTTAATCAGCTTCTCCGGGGTCTTGATGTCGTCCTTCTCGTCGAAGTAGGAAATGCCCTCGGACTTGACCTCCGGGGGAGAGATCACCACGTTTCTGAGCATGGTGTCGATGTACTTCGTGGTGTCGCGGCGACCGTTGCCGGTCATGCCGCAGTCGTCGTTGGCGTTGAAGTACCAGGTCGGAGAAACAGACTGGAGGGTGTACTCCTGATCGTTGATCTTGACAACTTTCTGCTTAGCCATAAATTTTCGGTAGCCCCTTTCAGACAATGATTTCGGCCGGTTCGGCCAGTTTGGGTAGCCCTTCATGGGTCATCCCCCTTTAGCGGGGGACGACTGAGGGCACGTAGATGTTGACGGTGACGGTGCTCTGCTCCTTCTGGCGGGCAAGATCGGGCATTTTCATCACGCGGCAGTTATCCGCCGCCAGGGTGAAGGCGTCGGCGTCGTTCGCGTCAGAGATGTTGACGGAAACCGCCCGGCGCTTCGCCTCGATCTCCCGCAGATAGGAGAGGCTGGAGGACGTGGACATGAGGGTGAGGGCGACGGTGCCGCTCTCGTTGGCGTTCTCAGAGTAGGTGACGTCACCCTTTGCCCCCACAGAGGGGGTTACGCTGTCCTCGTTCTTGGTGATCGTGACGATACCATCAGCAGCAAAGCCGGTGATGGTGCGCCCGCCCACAATGACAGTGACCTTTTTAGGGTCATAGCTTGCGATTTCAATACCTTTTGCCATGGTGTGTTATCCTCCCTTCTTACGCGCTCAGGGTGGCCCGCAGCACGCCCTTGACCTTAACGCTGTGGACAGCGCCCTCAAGCTGAGCTTCCCAGGTAATGTCCGGCATTTGCCGCGCCCTGGCCTGCTCATCGGTGGCAGAGGCACGCTTCGGGACCACGACGGTATAGACGCCCTGGTCGCTCTCCGGGTCGTTTGCGATGATACCGAGCTCAACAGCGCGGTTGAGCGCAGAGTACACACCAGAGGCCACGAGGGCGAAGCCTTCATCGGTGTAGCCGATCTTGGCATTCTCCAGGAAGATTGCGTACAGGTTCTCGCGCATGGTCTTTGCGATGTAGTCGGCCCCCATCTGCACGTCGATGAACTCGCCGTCGGCGCAAACGCCGTTCTTGACGTACTCCTGTTTGTACTCGACGGTCAGGAAGTTCACGTTTGCCTCTTCCAGGGCATCGCGCTCAGCCAGGGTCAGGTCCGGTACGGAGATACCGTCCGGGCGCTTAAACTTCCAGGTCACGCTTTCGGGATAGAAGGGCCCCACGTTGCCCACGTAGGCGGCGTCAGGATACTCGTTGGCCTGGTCGCCATAGATCACGATGGCCCGGCGGTTGGTGATCTCAAGCTCCTTGTTCTGCGTGCGGCCGAAGTAGAGCTTGCGGTGATCTTCCTCACCGGCTCCGAGCTCTGCTTCGGTGGGCTCGGTGCCCTCAGCCCAGGCGGCCAGGGCTTCCACGTATTCGTCGCCGTCCTGATCGACAAGCAGGATATACCAGTCATCGTCAGTCTGGCGCAGGGTTTCGATGGCGGTCACAAGGGCCGCCGCCTTCTCGGCGTCGCCGGTTCCGGTGAGCTCTGCGATACCGGCGATCTTCACCTTTCGGATGAGGGTATCGGCAAGCGTGCCGCCCTGGTCGAACAGAGCTTCGGCCATGGCCGCTACCTTCTTGCCGGTGTAGTCGGTCCTGATGACGTCGAGGTCCCGATAAATCTTTACGTCCTTCTGCCCCTCGGTGGAAAGCAGCAGAATGTCCAGGCTCTCGGTGCCGTTGGGCTTAGCGTCGATGTCAACGACCACAACAACGTCTTTCGGCATTCAAATCACTCCTTTACGGTTCCAATGATGTTAGGCTGTTCAACCTCGCTGACAGCAGCATGGTCGGACCGGGTGTAGCGTAGGCGGACGTCAAAGCCGAACCGGCGGCCCATTTCGTCCAGCTCCAGAGCGTCCCGGCTCGTGGCGTTGCTGATGTCAACGACGACGAAGCCGGCGTCCGAGATCGCGTCCCGGCCGGTGTGCAGGAAAAAGCCCTGGGCCAGCGTTGCCAGCTCCAGGGCCTCATCCGCGCCCAGGACCTCGACCTGGACGCCGTTGTCGTCATAGCAGCGGTTGATACTGCAAGCAGTAAATGACAGGGTGGCGGTCGGCTGCTCTACCCTGGCCGACACCAGATCATCGGGTGTAGCACCTTCCTCCAGTGAATAGTGACCGAGGCTTCCGTCCGGGATATAGTCGGCGGTCACGGAATAGATGATGAACGGAGGGTCGGCCTCCGGCTGCACCTGAGAGGCAAGCAGCACCGGAACGCCCACTACCTTGTGAAGGGCGGAGATGAGCGCGTTTCGCTTCTGGACGAAGCTCATACGGAGCTGCCCCCTTTCGGCGCGGCGCTGGTTCTGGCCTCCACCAGATACCGCTTCATCGGGTGAATACTGTTGTGCCCTAGCTCCTGGGTCACTGTGTAGGTGTTCCCACTGTCAGGGTCGTAGACCTGCGCTCCGGTCTTGAGCGCATGGCCGTTGGTGTAAATCTTCTCGCTCAGGTCGCTTACCGTGCCGGTGATCTCTCGACGAAGATCCCGGTCACTGACCGGGAGGACCGCGCCCTCGAAGGCGACGCGCTCTTCCTCGCCCTGGACCCACTGGCCGCCCTTGCTCTGGTCGTAATGGCCGCTCGCCCTGATCTCATACATGGTATGAAGCAGGCCGGACGGTATCATCGGCTGAGCCATTTTGAACAGGATACCCATTACTCTTCCACCTTCCATGTGATCGAATTTCTAAGCCGTCCAGTCACCATCAGGGGGCTGTCCGCATAGGACGGGGCCCTTGCCCTCTGGATACTGCCTTTCGGGGTGAAGTTACCGGCCTCGGACATAAACTGCTGGATGAGCCCCACGGCCTGGCCGCCTATCCAATCGGCGGCCTGACGGGCCGTAGTTTTCCCCTGGTAGATGTCTGCGACCGCCTGCTGGACAAGCTGAGCCAGCTCGTTTTTGTTGTGGTCGAAGCCAGCGCGGATGAAGCTGCGCTCAGGGATAGTGACGGAGGGCAGAAGCAGGAACAGGAAGTTGAGATTATTCGCGTTCTCCGTGTTCTTCCGGCCCTTTTTGGCCGTCACTCCGAACAGGTATCCGTCCTTGGACCGGATAAAGAAGAGGTCCTGGAAGTCCCTGGGGCTCTTGTCGTAGCTGTCCTTGTGGATGGGGATACAGAGGTTTTTGGCGCTCTTCGCTGTGATCGTGGCCCCGTACTCATGCACGTTGGCGATCATCAGCAGCTCGCTATCCGCGTCCCCCTGGATACCGACCTTAATCCGCAGCTTGTTCAGTGTTTCCATCTCCGCCTTCACCTTGCGAAGGTACGGGACGATCTCATCGTTTACCCTCATAGGCTCACCACCTCATGTAGTGGGCGAGGGTTTCCATCCACGACGCCCTGGGCTCCTTGTCGAATGTCCAGCTCACGTCAGAGATGGAGAAGGCGGAAAGCCCCTGAGCCCCATTCCGCAGGATGGAGAACTCCTGTTCTGCGATACCCCACACAATGGCGATGATGTCAGCCGGCAGGTCGGACGGCTCATCCTCCGTGGCGTCCTTGGGAAGGACATAACCGGCGGTGAATTTGACTTCCAGATACCGCTTCGGGGCCAGGTAGTCATTTGCCAGCCCGCCGATGTATCCACGGAATATCCAGCCAGCGTCCCGGTACAGCACGCCGACGTCGCCGGTCATGGTGAAGTCGTAGCTGTCCGGGTCGATGTTCTGGCCGGTGTCCGTGTCCTTGACGTACTCAACGGACCGGATAGGGTACTGAGTGAGCACGAGCTCCTGAGCTCCGGGGGCGACGTACCTGTGGGTGTAGGTGGCCTTCCCGAACTTCCGCCCGGTCATGGTTTCAATCCAGGCTGAGGCCGAATTGATAAGCCGGATGATGTTATTCTTGACGGCGGTGTCCGCAGCCTCGGCAGGTATCCCCAGGCGCTCCATCGTGTCTTCGAGTGTAGTCATGGCGTTATCGGCCAGCTCCACGGTCGGCTCGTTTGCCATACTGTCGCCTCCCTTCTGGAAGGGCGCGGATTAGTCCTCCGCGCCCTCCTTCTCAGACTTGCCGCCGCTGTTGGCGGTTTTCTTCTCCTTGGGGCCCGCCTCGCGCTTGTTCTCGGCGGGTTTCGTCTTGGGGGAAGGATAGGACCTTACCATGATTAAAACCTCCTTGTAGGGCCTCTCAGGGCCAAATTAGACGGGGACCTCGGAAGCGTCGCCCAGGGCAAGAGCCGCGGTAGCGGTGCAAGAGGGAGTGGAGCCGCCGGTGCAGACGATCTCGAACTTGATCTTGACGAACTGCTTGCAGCCCACCAGGTCCAGATCGAAGTCCACCAGGGCGCCGCCTGCGGCGTCGGTGTCAACAGAGATCGCGCCGTCGGCGTCCAGGGCCTTGTCGATGGGGATGAGCTTGTCAGCAGCAGGGGTGTAGCTGCCCGCCTTTTCGTCGCTCTCGGTGACGGTCAGCTTCACAGCCATGCCGGTAGGGGTGCCGGTGGGAGTGCCCACCAGGACGCCCAGGACCGCAGAGAGGAAGCCCTCACGGTTGATGGCGTCCTCACTGGTATAGGGGGTCACTTTGACATTCTGAATAAGTGCGCGTTTCATGTGGTTTTTCCTCCTTGTGTTGAAAAATGGAGATCGGGGCACGAGGCCCCGATCTTAGAACGCCTTGATGTTCTTGACGTGCAGGAAGCTCTCCTTATGGCGAGCGGCGATGTCAACGTACATCAGCGCACGGGTAGCCGCGAGGTTTTCCTCGAAGGCGTTGTGCTGATTGCCGTCCTCATCGACCCAGGAGCCGTCCAGGGTGGTGTAAGTCTCAAGGCCCATCTGCTCGCCCACCAGCAGATCAGCCCAGTTGCCGAAGGCCAGCTCAGTGAGGCCGGTGCTGTCGGTGGTGATCTGGTTGGACACGCGGTAGGGGAAGCCCAGCAGCTTGCCGGTGTTCATTTCCTCGCGGTAGATGTAGGCGCCGGTGGTGGTCTTGAGGTTCATCAGGTAGCCTTCCAGCACGGAGTTGAAGGCCCAGCCGAGCTTCTGATCGTCCACGTTCTTTGCCAGAACCTTAGAGCGGACGTACACAGGGAAGTCCGCCGTGATCTTGCCGTTGGTGTCGGCCAGATCGGTGTTGCCCACAGTCTTGGCGTCTACGTGCTCAACCTCCTTGTCGGTGAAGACGCCGAGAGGCTGGAACTCGCCGCCCTTACCGAACATAGCGCCGAAGTCGAGGCCCAGCTCCATCCGACGGGTCAGGTCATTGGCGAAGAGCTGATCGGCGGAGTAGTTGGTGCTCATCAGCAGCTCGCGGGTCT